TTATGACTTACTCAACATCTCAATCAGTTTAGTTTTCACGAGCGCCACAAATGGGCATTGCGGGCCTTTTAATACAGCGATCAATCCTCCTTTGATCTCATCATTGATCTCAGCTTTCCCCTCCTTGTAGATCTTCTGTGCGAGCTCAAACATACCCAGGTCACCCGTGGTCTGGTAGATGTAGTTCCCGAGCGATTTGGAAACGTCAAATTTAAGCTGATGTCCAGCAAGGTCGGTAGTCTCAATCTTGGTAAAATCGACTACAAGGGCCTTTTTTGCTTCTTTTATTGCTGCCATGACCTACGAATTAAATGATTCTACAATAGAGGAAAAACCATCCAGGATGGCGGATAAAACAGCTTTGTCTGCCAGATTACCATTTACGAGATTGAGCTGAACGGCTCCGGTTTCAATGTTGTAGGATGATTGAATTACCGTCACATTTGTAATGTTCCCGGCTTTGTTTTTGTTTTGCCGGGTCACAGCTGCCTTTAGTTGTGAAGGCAATTCTCCGTCTTGGTGTTCATACTCGAAGTTAACAGTGGTTTCACCTACTGTCTGACTTGCTCTTTCAATGATCGTTTTTGTTGTTTCCATTTTACTAAATTTTATAGTTTTATTTTACTCGAATCCAAGCGCTGTACCTCCAAACATTATCGCCATCCAGGAATTATTAGTCGATCCAGCGCTGCTCGTTTTATGAGCCCTGAGAGTCACACTGTCTAAATTGTTGTGCAGTCGAATAGATTTGCTTGTTTGGCCGTTAATCTGCGTTCCTGGATAGGGACGGAGATTAATATCATAGTTATTGTAATTTGTTATTATAATGCATTCTCCTGTTTTGTACAAGGCTGGATTAGGCAGATAACTGTCCCTATTCGCAGTATATTTCGAATTTTCATACAGATGATACCCAGCAGGCAGGTAGGCATTATCCTGGTTTAACATTTGATATAAATCACTGTCTGGAATGATGACATTCCCGTATATTCCTCCGTTTGTCACAACTACGTCACCATTGGCCCCGACTGCTACCCCCCGGCCAAGCCCAAGCGCCCCAGTATTCCTTGCATAGAAGTAAGCAGCATAGATATCATAATTGGCACTGTGTGTGTTTTTAAAATATGCATTTGTAATTAAACCTGTTGCCACATCTAAGGCCTGAAGACCGATTGCTGCCGCTTTTGTTCCACTTGCATTGCTAAGGAATATACCTGCGTAACTATCGTCTAAAGCATCATTATATAATCCCCCTCCTGTAATATTTAGATTACCGATCCGTCCTCCATTTTGAACATTTATAACCCCTGTCAAGTACACATTATTTCCAACCGCATTGTCAAAGTTGATAAGATCAGCTGTGATTGATCCTGCTTCAATGAATTGAGTGTTGAGATATCCGTTTACAATAATCGTTTTGCCATTGACGATCGCATCGAGCTTATTTGTGCTGAGAGTATCATACAAGCCATACGCATAGCTCATCGCGGAATTCATCTTGTTGGTAGCGTCTGTGGCGGCTGTACTGATGGCGTTGGTCTGTGCATTGTTAGCTTTAGTTGTGGCATCTCCCGCAGCGGTACTGATTGCATTTGATTGGGCGTTGTTGGCCTTGGTCTGAGCACCGGTTGTATCCTCGATCCGCCGCCAAGACTGCCACCCATCTACGGTATAAGCAACTCTTGTATAAACCTCTGAACCTTGATGCGCCGAATAGGTTTGTGCGTAAAAATTACTTGATGATTCAACTCTTAATACACCATACGGATAAACATAACCGACAGCTGGGGCATTTGGCATATTAAAATGATCTGGATATATTACGTAGATACCCTGTGTAGTTATAGTATTCCAGTCTACTACAGGAGCTTGACCTCTGTCAACTAAAGACCTACTATCAAGTTCGTTAACTTTATTTGTAGCATCAGCGGCGGAAGCTGAAATAGCAGCAACCCTGGCAGCATCAGCTTTTGCTTGAGCGTCGGCAATAGCACGGGCTTCTTCATCTGATACAACACCATCAGCATAAGCCTTGGCTGTAGTCTCTGCTAAATTTGCCTTTGCCAAAGCATATGCTTCGGCAGCCGACTGGGCAGCATTGGCTAAATCGCTCATTGTAACTGTCGGGGCAGTTACAGAAGACAGCAAACTGATCGTCTGATTGTTAACTGTATACGATGTTGTATGTAATGTAATATTTGCAGAGGATGTACCTTCTACCGTCACGTCGTATTTTGAACCGCCACGAACGTAGATGTATTCATTTGAAGAATTAGTCATCTGTCCAATTGAGCCAGCAGGGGTTCCACTACACCAAGCCCATTCTGCAACATGAATAGTTCTATTAACTTCGATTGTACCCCATCCTGAACCGTTTGATGTCCACCTGCAAGTTACAGCTATCCCATTCTCATGCGTAGAATATGAGGGTACACCATAGTCTGAACGTAAGGTTCTCTCAACAGTAATTGTATACGGCTTGGTAGGTTGCATTCCAATCGTGATCGGATAATAAGTATTCTGATCTAAGCCAGTTAAATCAACGGTAACAGATGTTCTCTGTACCTGCATATTAGTATAATTTTGTGCCGAAGTCAATGCATTTGACGCACTTCCAATTGGATCTGCCCCTACTTGGGAAGCTGTCAAACCACTCAGAAAAGCCAAGGCACCCAAGCCTGACACATTAGCTCCCGAAATTACCAGCGCGCTGGTGTTGATAAATTCGGTATTGATGTACCCGCCCACAATGAGGGTTTTGCCGTTTATGACAGCGTTTAATTTCAGACCGTCCAGCACGCCATATAATCCGTCCGCATAGTCATTCGCATCGCCAAGCGCATTCTGAGCTTTAACATATGCGATATAATTAACTGCTTCCTCGAACCTCGTAGAAAGGGTCGCCAAAGCGGCTGAATAATTTGCAAAAGCAGCATCCACCGCTGCCGATTCTGCCGGTGTGGTCTTTCCGTCTGCAATAGCATTATTGATCGCACCAATCAGGTTAGCGTGAGCTGTATTGTACGCCGTTTTGGCGGTACTCAAGTTTGATTTTGGAGTTCCTGAAAGGTCTGTATTATTATAAATCGAGGTGTAGCGATTATCAACGTCAGCTTTTTCGGTATTCAATTGGTTGATGTAAGATTGAATCTTTTTTGCCTCTGCTTCACTGATCACGCCATCGTGGAAGGCGACATCGATGTAAGTGTCCAGATCGCCGATCAAACCTTCTACATCATCTATATCACCGTCAATCTGAGTCTTAATCCCATCAGCGTAGGATATTGCATCTGCCAAGGCCTGAGATGCGGAGCCGAATGCATCTGCTCCCCAATCTGAGGCGGTCATCTGGTTCAGTTCTTTGATCGTGATCCCATCCGGCGCAATAAACCTGATCACGCCTTGAATTATGCCTGTATCAAGATTAAATGACGTACGACCGTCTTTTGACTTTAGTATGCCAGTTGTAATTTGGTTCCCGGCAAATTCCGAGAAACCATATAGTGTTTGAAAACTCCTGTTATTTGAGTGTAGGGAACTTATCACCCCGATGAGAAAGTAATAATAATTGGCATCGGCGTCGTAATCGATCATGTTTTCGTCAAAGACAAACTCGCCCTGATCGGTTGTGCGTGAGCATTTGGCATACAGGTAATATGCTGTTGCTTCACTATCAAGTGATCCGGTAAAAGCAGACATATTCCATGTACCTGGGTTTTCCGAATCCGGGACCATTTCATGGATAAGCTGTCCGGCTGTGGCATTAAATGCATCGGGGTTACCCTCATAATTGGCGGTAAAGATGACTTGTTTCAGTTCGAACTGTCCATCCTCGTCTCCAATCAGTAAAAACCTTGCTCGAAGCGATTCGACCATACCGGCAATTTCTTCCACATCTCGCCAGTTGCGGGAGTAATATGATTGCTTACTCAATCCGGTTCTGTCTATGATCCTTTCAATTTCATCGACTTTATTCTGAACGGATGAGACCGGATTTACATAGACCGTATCGGAAACCTTGACAGCATCAAACCGGTTCGGCTGGTTTATATACCGTTTAAACCCTGTAACACGAATGTTTAAACCGTCTTTTAAAGCTTCAATAAAGTCATGCTGCAGGGTGACTATCTCCCCTGGCTGCAGGCTCATATCGCGGGCAGTGAATTCAGTCTCGTCTGTGGTGATATTAAAGGCAAGCCGGTCATTTCTTAATTTATCAAAATATGCCTGAGCAGTGGCTTTTAATTCGTTTTCTGCCGCCGTCACATAACTCTGTGGCATCTCTATATTATAGAGGATATAAGTATCGCCAACGGCAGGGGAAAGGTCATCAGAGGGCAGAATATCGCCGGAGCTCTCGGTATATTGGATTATCTCAAACTCCCCTGTTGTTGAATTATAATTGACTTCAAAGTCATAACCTACTAAGGACCCGGACTGAAAGATAATATGTTTTGTCAACCCGTCAATCTGCAGGTCATTCGGGTTAAAATCAAGCCCTGAATCGTCAAAAAAGAAGATCCCGGATGTATTTTGCCTGACCGCTGTAACTGAACCAATCCGGCGCGGGAAAATGTCCTCAAATGAAATCGTGTCCTCGACGATATCGTCGGCAACGACTTCCAAATAGGGAACATCCATTTTTAGCCGTTTCGACCCATAACCAGAAGGCAGGTTCTTTGTGCCTCCGGATGCATAAAGCCTGTTGATTGCCTTAAAGTTATTTTCTTCCTGTTCGACCGTTTTTAATCCGGAATCAAGTGCCAACACTTTTTGCGGTTCGGTAGTAAAGGTACGTTCGCGCAAGTAAACGGCGAACCCGGACACATACCATTCCGTCTTCCACTCACTGGCCGCAGAAGTCAGAACTTCAAGACAATTTTGTCCGGAAATGGTGATTGTTTTGGTTTCACCGTCTATGACATCGCCAACAGTCCATACATGGTTCTGGACGGCATTCAGATTATTAACGATCAACTGAACAAGCTGTAAGGGAGTACAGGTATAGGAGAACTCGGATTGCGTGAGGTCGCGATTACCATCATACGGGAATACCTTTACTTTTTCAAGTTCTTTATATGTATTGTACAACTTGAAATTATAGTAAAATATTCCCTTTTTCAGTGTTGGAACCGGCTTTTTAACAATCGAAAACCGCTCGCCAAAAGCAAAGCAATAATCGTTTTTCCGGAACTCAATTTCTTCAACACTGTAAAAGTCAAGTATAATATAATCGTCCCCCATGATCGCAAAATCACGGTAGGAATCGTCCGTTATTTTGACTTCCGCTATCGCTGTTTCTCCCCTGTAAATCTGCATGTCAATTCGCTGTTATCTGTTGTACTTCCTCTGCGCCTGGTTCGTGATCGAGTGTTACTTCATTGTATTCATAATGCGCGCTTACCTCATCTTCATCCTCCTGTTCGTCAATCACACCTCGAACATCCCAGCGAACATGCCACTTCCCCAGTCCAATATTTTCAATCAACAGGGGATAATCAACTCTTTGTTCTTTCCTGATTTCCATACTTTACATTTTAAGTAAATTGATAATAGCCGTTCACTTCAACAATCGTCGTTTTGAACGGCAACATTTCCCGTTTAACTTTCTGCATCGTTTGCGTCAACATGGTTGACCCTGTAAAAAGGACACGTAGTTCATTTTCGAAACGGATTTGCAGTTTTAAGCACTTCCTGTTTTTTCCGGTCTCGAACTTGCTTTCATTGAGCTGGAAGTCGAGCACCTCGATTTCCTTGTTAATTACCCGGTTGATCTTAATCTTTTCGCTGCCAAAGGGTGCCGAATCAACCGAGATCCCTAAATCGCTAAAAAGATTCATACCAGTAAGTTTTTTATAAAGATTAATACAGTTCCCGTGCATACACCAACCCTTGTAGGAACCCAGCACCTTAACTCTGCGCTTACCACGCGCCTTTCGAATTCTGCGGGCAAAGTTTTGTTTGATTGACTTTCTCAGTCCGACATGGTCGTGGTAAAATACATAGCCCAAAAAGTCGATACCCCGACTTTCTACCGGGAAAATCTGCCAGTTGTCCTTTAAGGTCAGGTTTAATTTTTCTTTTAGATAGGTCTGTATTTCGATACGTAATTGATGTAGTTCTTCTTTGCTGCCTGATAAGATGGGCATATCATCGCAGTACCGGAAATAATACTTTACCCGTTTTACCTCCTTAAGCCAGTGATCAAAATAGGTTAAATAAAAATTAGCAAAGTACTGGCTCAGGTAGTTGCCAATCGGTACCCCTTTTGCGCTGTCGATGATCTCGTCCAGCAAAATGAGCAGCCTGGGATCTTTAAACTTCTGGCGTAAAAGTTGTTTTAAAATTGCATTATCAATGCTGGGAAAGAACTTATGAATATCCATTTTAAGGCAGTACGTTGTGCCTTCCTTGTCTTTCAAAGCTTTCTTTACCCTTCTTACACCATCGAGGATTCCGCGGCCCTTTATGCAGGCATAAGTGTCGCGAATGAAGCATTCAACGAAGTAAGGTTCCAGCACGTTCATAATGGCATGATGGCAGATCCTGTCAGGGAAATAAGGTAAACAGTATATTTGCCGCAGTTTCCCGGCATCCGCGATCATTTCAAAGACGTAATACTCCGATGTTTTGTAAGTGCAGTTAACCAGGTTGCGATGAAGTAATGCCAGGTTTTCCTCCCGATGACGGTCATGCAGTTCGATGTCAGGCCGGGATTTTTTACGCTCCCTCGCAATTTCATCGGCTAACAGGATGTTCTCCAGATCGCAGATCTGATCATATATGTCACCTACTCTTTTCATTCAGTTTCTGGCTTATCAAACTGTGTCCTTCGCCGTTAACCGGTTACCAGACACTGATTGAGTTTTGTTGTTTTTTGCCAAGAGGCAAGGCCCTTGCACATTGGGAATAAGCTAAGACGGGAGCCGAGGTTCGCATTCGCATTCGTGGCCGTGTTGTTCGTGTTCGCGTTCGCGAGACCCGCATTCGAACCATTATTCGCATTGCCCGAACGGATCAGCACCCGACAAGTGCAGGCAGCCTGCTAAAATTTTTAAAGACCGGGGCGCACGCGCCCGTAAAAGCCAAGACGGGAGCCGAGGTTCGCAGCCGCAGTCGTGGCCGTGAGGTTCGTGTACGCGTGCGCGAGACCCGCAGCCGAACCATAATACGCATAGCCCGAACGGATCAGCACCCTGGCCCCAGTGACCTGATCGTTATAGTAATAGTCAGGTATGTAAGTAGAAGAGCTGGCGCCTGAACCCACAACCTTTGGCATTATGTCAAAGTACTGACCGAGTACCATGTTTTTGATATAATTGGAAGCCGCAGTTGCAAACTCAAAGCTCCGGACGTATTTGTCCGTCACTGCATCTTCATAGACATTCCCGGAATAGACGTAAGCCATGTTTTTACCGCCCTGGGCTTCGGTCTGTTTAATGAGGTTAATTCCCTGTATGTGTTCCCAGAGATCACCAAACACACCCTCAATACCCATAAATGAGTTTTGCTTAACGGTAACATCGCCGGACGCATTGAAAGCAGATATTACTTTTGCAACTTCCCCGTCCGTGAGTCCCAGTCCAAGAGTGAGACCACATTTTACAAGCGGATAATATCCGTTATATGCGCTCCAATCTGTGCTGGAAACGGTTGTTAAACCACTGCCGAGACCACCGGCATAATAACCGTTCACCTTTGCACTGACCGCCTTTTGCGAGTGGAAAGAGGCATACTTCGTAATGAAAAGCATGAATAATGCCGCATGCGCATCATAGTTAATCAGACCGTAATCTACTCCCTGGTTCTGTGCATAAGCACGGAAATTAGTGCGGTTAATACTTGTTCGGGGCTTTCCCAAAAAGCCTTTTTCGAGAGCATCGTTTGCGGGATCGTTATTTCCTCCCCGGAAAGCAGCCGTTGCGTTAGCGACAGACCAAAGCGAGTTTGCAGGCTTGCCAAATGCAGCCACATTGTTGACCGACGCCTTAAAACTGCCGATTGTAAAGCCGGTATGTTGCCTAAATCCCGGGATCGGATAAGGCGAAACCCACAGTTTATTGGTCGTTTCGGTAACCGGTTCTACCAAAAAGTAAAACGGCGGCATATGTGTGACCACATTTCCGGCAGATCCGTCTATTATACTATGGGTGCCATCCGCATAATACAGGCCATTTGCCTTGTTAAACCTTTTCAGATACCCGGCCCCATCAAGGGTGCCCTGTATCGCCTGTTCATTGACAACTGCAGCTTTAGCCATATCCGCGTTACCGATCCGGGTTAAATCCGGATTCGCCTGGTTGTCGTCGATTAGGACGCCGTAAGCATGGTTTTCTTTTGTCAACCCGCGCTCGTACGGATTAGGCTCCCTAAGTTGCAGGTTCACGATCGCAGATACACGGTGCACCGCATTTATTTTTATAGGTTCGAGCTGGGTGTTTTGTGTACACTCCTTAAAATAGCAGGTCATGGCAAGGTTGATCTTCGGAAAGAACATCAGAAATGTTCCGGACTGCACAAGAGATTCAAACCTGGCTTTCTTATCCAGAAAATCATTGCTGTTGTATGCCACGATCGCTAACGGGATCGTAAAGTCACGGGCCTGTAGCAGTGTAAGCTGGTTAGGGAATAAAGCAATTTCGCCAGGCTCATTTTCAAGTTCAACAGTCAAAGGCGATTTAACCGAAACCGGCTTCATCACTTCATCGAAGGTACCGCGCAGGGGTGTTATTCCAAACTCCCTGTATACATCATATCCGTTTATAAATAATTCTCCTGTCATGCTATCCTGTTTTTTGGGTTTATTTCTCTAAGTTTTAAATTAATTAAAGCTGACATTTTGCTTGAAGTAACAGGAGTCAACTGGCTGTATTGCGGACATTCTTCCAGATAACACCTAAATACTTGTGAAAATTTATTTGAGGTTATTGTCAGCAATCCGCTTCCTATAAGGGATTCAAACGCTGTTTTCTTTTCGAAAAAATCGGCTGAATTTCCTGCAACAAGAGCGACAGGCATTATAAAAGACCGTGCCTGCACAGGCGGCGTAGCCTGAAAGTAAACCTTCTCCCCGTCCTCCGTATCGATATCAGTCACAATAGGAGACTTAGGAACAACGGGTTCAAATAATGCCGAATAGGTACCACGAAGAGGGGTAACCCCATATGCTGTATAAATATCTGTTCCATTTATAAACATCTCCCCTGTCATATCTTAAGATTTTAATTTGATTCCGTTATTTTCAATTCTCCGTATGGATGACTCAATGGTTTCGAGCCTTGAGAGTTCGCCGGTATTCCGCTCGATGGCTGCCAGATGGAGCTGGTTTTTAGCTGTTAGCGCCAGTATGGATTCTGCCGATTCAACCAGTTTGCCGGTGTTAATCCGGACGGCAACGAAATGCCCTTCCAGTTTTGTGGCTGTTTCTTCGCTGACGGTTGTGATGCTGTTTTTATCAGCCGTCTGGTTAACACCAAAGTCCAAACCGGTAGCAGATTCAACAGCGCTCAGGTACTCAGCAGCCTGTTCGATGATCGAGTTAAATTGCTCGTTCAGGGATGTTAAGTCCTGGGCCAGCGTGCCGTTTTGCATGGAGGCGGAAAAGGAGTTGTACCAGGCTTGCAGAGGTTGTTCCAGTACCTGCAGTTTCATCGCTTCCAGAACGGCCTGTTTCATCAGATCCTTGAAGGTATCGGCAAAGTCGGACGCAGACCGGTACCCGTTTTCAAAGCCGGACGATATCGCATCGGCAATGCTTTCTGAAGTTGTGCCGGTAAGATCTTCGTTTAACTTATCGATCTCGAACCCGGCAGCCTTTGCAGCTTCCTCAAACTCATTCATCGATTGCTCCCATTGCGCCAATAGCGCAGGTGATGAGTTCAGGAATGTGGTGAAGTCGTCTAGGACAGACTGATCACCTCCAAGGCTAAATGATTCTTTCAGGTTTTCCTGCAGCTTATCGAACTGGTCTGAAAAGATCTCATTAAACAGCAGCTGTGAAACGATATCCTTTACCCCTGCGCTGACCGATTCTTTGAAAGCTTCAAAAGAATCCGTACCGGCATCCCATGACTCACGAAGGGCGCTGTACAAATCTGAACCGATGCTTCCCGCAATGGACTCTATGGCTGAATTGATAGCTTCGACAGCAGCGTCTATTTGTTCCTGGTATGAAATAAGTTCTTCAAGCGAGTTCTTTGTCTCGTCCGTGATTCCTTCTAGGTTTAGCAGTGTTTTAGCAAGCTCAACATTCAGGGTCCCAGCATCATCAATCAGGTCGGAAAAGCTCCCGTCTTTTACCAGCTTTGAAAAGTTCTCACCCAGATCACCGTATACATTTTTTGAACCGGTAGTAATTCCAAGGAACTTCTTTTTTGCAACGCCGATTTTGAATTCCAGTTCAGAGAGGAACCGATCCAATGACTTACCGCCCAGCAGATCGTCCATGTTCGCCTGGGCATCGTCCAGGGCTGAGAAAGCATTTTGGATATTGCGGACGTAATCGGTAATAAATACGTTCGATTGTTGCTGTACCCTGATCTGTTCGTTCAGTACCGAGTTGTAATCAATCTGCAGTTTGATCAGTTCATTCATCCACTTTTTTTGATCCTCGCGGTATTTTTTTGCCCCGGCAGTGAGGGTACTGTAGATCTCGGCAGCACCTTTCAGGGTATTGGTGATCCCGCCGACGATATCACCGCTGGCCAGCTGTGCAACCCCGGTCCCCAGATCTGTAACCCCTTGGGTCAAACCAGTTAGAAAGTTGACTGCATCGGAAACATCACTCCCGAAGATCTGGCCTAGGCTGTCGCCCCACGACTGTACCGTATTGATGCTTTTGGTCATCGAAGTGTTAAAGGCTTCTATTGCAGTTGACATCTTCTCCTTGTCGCCCGATTTCAATGCCTCTAATACGCCGTTAAAACTGTCCGAAACAGCCTGAAACGGATTCTTATCCTCTGTCAGATCATACAGCTCATTATATTGCTTTTTAAGGCGGGCAAACTCTTCAACCGTCAGCTTTACTTGTTTCTTAACGACCTGCCCCTGTTTATTGATCTCCTCTATGTTGACGATCATAAAAGTCTGTCCGCCCTGGGTGGTTTCCTTGGCCGAATCGATTGCGTCTTTAGCCTGGTTTTTCAGATTTTGTAAAGCCTGGTAACCAAGACGGTCGATATCTCCAAAAATGGCTTTCAGAAAGCTGTCGCTGCCGTTTTTAAGTTGCAGAACAGCGTTATTGTATTCGGCGGTCAGGTTGTCGATTGCCGCTTTGGCCTCCTGTGTGCCCTGCTCCTCGAGTACGGCTTTGTTTTTTTGATAGTCCTTTGTCAGGCTAACCATCTGTGTGGTATAGCTGCCGTAACGTTTCAGAAGGTCATCAATCTTATTTTTGTAACTTTCATCAGTAGTTTGTAGTTCTACTTCAACAATAACCTTTTGTTTATACCCTTCCTCGCTCATATCTTCGGAAAGGACCTTTTTCTTTTCACGCAGGTAGTTACGGAAGGCGATAATATCTTCATTGTACAGCCGTTTCTTTTCATCGATTTCCCGCTTCAGGATATCGACATTGCTGCCGGAGCCCGTTAACTCTTGTTTCTCGGAGGTGTACACCGTCAGCTGGATGTTTTCCTGCTGGGTTCGGTTTGGTTTATTTTGTAGTTCGGTGATCTTCCCGTTAATGTATTCCAGGTAACTGTTTCCCTCTTTAACAAGGTCGGAAAACATGCTTTGAGCCGTAGCCTTACTGGTGGCAGTAATGTAACGATAATACAGCTCATAAGCTTCTTTCTTTTTCTTTAACTCTTCTTCCAATAACTCCTGTCCGGTCTTTTCGTTTTTAATGGCGTTATTAATGGCATTTTGCTGGTCAAGGAGTTCTCGCTGCTTATTTAACCTGGCTGTTTCCCTGTTGGCAATATCCTTTTCAAGGTCCCGGATTGTTTTGTATGATTCGGTATTTAGTTGGTTAACATCAGTTACGCCATACTTCAGGAGAAGTGATTCCTTTGTGAGTTCAAGAACCCGCTTTTGCATCCCTATTTCTTTGGAGGCAGAATCATCAATTAATTTCTGGGCTTCCTTAATAGCCTTTAGCCGTTCTTGTTCGTCTTTCTGGTTATTTTTTGCTTTTGCCCGTAAGTCGGCGATTTTTGATTCAGCGCTTGCAACCTGGACGGACAGATCAGCCCTTTCCCGTTCGATCTTTTTGAGTTCAGTGGCGATCTGTGCCTGACGATCTGATTTTTTATTTATTTCATCGACAGTCTGTTTAAGTTTATTAAGAGGACTGTCTATTCCGGAAAACAATTGAAATGTAGCATCAGCCATATCTGTCATACCTTCCATGAAAGTATCCTTAGAAAACAATTTCATGAATCCCTGACCCCATTTACTAAATGCATTGAGTCTGTTGACAAATTGACCTTTAAGAAATTCGACTAAATCATTAAGTGCATCTTTGGGCTTGGTAAACGCTTTATACAGCCATTCCCCAACTTTTGAAACGACATTTAAAAGGCTATTCAAAACCTGGCCAAAATAAGCCGATATCTTAGCGAGCGACATTTCACCCTCTTCTGTCCGTCGAAACCATGTAGTCAGTGCTTTTATTGCAACAACAATAGCAGCGATAATCGCCCCCAGTGGGGTAGCTATAAAACGCAGGGCTGCTTTGGTCATAGCTTCGATCCCGGAAACAGTTGAACCAATCGTTCTGGGCGCGGCTTTAAGCTGCTCGATAAATGACCGATTGGCGTTTTCTGCAGTATCAATATCATGAGACAGAACCCGCATCTGATTGGAAAGTGATTTACCAATCTCCGAACTACGATCCGCTTTGGATAACGCGTTATATTGTTTTTCCAAATCAGACAATCTGGAGCGCATACCATCGATTGATGTCGAACTTACCTTGATCACATCGGCATGTTCCTTATGCTTTACTTTAGCCTTATCGATATCGGCTGTCAATGTTTTTATTTGTTCCGACAGAGCGCCTCCAGCGCTTTTATTGTTCCTTTGCTCCTCAGATAAGGCATTATATTGTTTTTGCAATTTGGAAAGCTTTTCCTGCATCCCATCTATCGATGTGGCCTCGGCTTGAATTGTTTTTTCAACAGCCTTCAGCGATTCCTCAAATTTTTTTGTTTCTCCATCCAGTTGTCGGATAGATTCAATCATTTTGCCGCCGATGTCAGCATTATTTCGCTCTTCCTCGCTCAACTGGGCATAGGTTTCTTTTAGCTGTTTTAACCGAATGATCTTTTGATTATAGCTTCCTTCAACCTCTTTGCTGATCTGAATTTCCCGCTGTAGCTGAACAGACAACCCTGAGGCTGTGGCTTTCAGTTCGGCCTGCTGTACTGAAAGGCGGGCAGATGATTCGGCAAACTTGGAGGCGCTGATCTCTCCGTCCTCATATTTCTTCTTAAGTGAAGCCTGTGCCTCCTCATTCAACCGGATCTGGGTGATGACTTTTTGCAACGCAATAGCCTGTGACTGGGCATCCTTACTTAGTGCGTTGAAAGCCTCGTTACTTGCATTAAGCAGGTTCCTGTAACTGACGGTGCCTTCCGTTCCCATTTTTTGAACGGTCAGCTTGACTTTTTCAATTTCCTTTTCAATGTCCCCACGCAAAACAAATGTTATATCGACGGGTTCCCTCATTTGTTGTATTTTTTATCAAGCAGTCCAAATAATTCATCTTCACTCTCAATCTGTATATGCTGCACCTTTTCGCCTGTCACATATCTGGGCGCATCGGCTGACATCAGCATGAGCGTTGGAAAGTTGACCTTCCAGAGTATTTTTTGTAGCGGCCAGTGTGTCTGGCTGACCAGTTGATATAATTGACCGAACGGGCTATGTAGGCCTTCAACGTACCCTTTAACTCCCTCGTCTTCTATTGGCTCACATTCGCCGGGGCTGTTATCTTCATTCCCCGAAGAAATGTGATAGTAGTCATAAAATCCTGTATGCCTGACAGGCTCACCAGCAGTGCGGCCAGTTCAGCCATTTGTTTTGTATCCATGTGCCAGCGAATCCACCAGGCCAGCGGACGGCACAGCAACCACCCGGACAGCCACCCCCGGAGCATGCCGATCGCCACGATCCGGGACGTAGGTTTGACGGTGCGGGTAAATACCTCGATCCATTTGCGCCAGTCGGTTTCCTGCTTCTCATCGATGTTCATTTTGATATACATCTTCGAGATCCGGAGCATGTTCCCGATCACCGGGCGCCGGACAATCATATTCACCTTTCGCAGCCCGAACCATTTTAGAAAAAAAGGGGTGGGGATTGGCACCCGTACCCCTTGGTCTAAAATGGTATCTACCGTTTTAATTTCTACTTCCTGCATACTATGCGGCAGGCGTTGTGATCCGTTTCACAGGAGGCGTTGCAGCATCTTCCGGTTCCATCACCTCGCCGGTTACTTCAATCTTGTAGATCTCCGTGCGGTTTGCATTCCAGGAGATCTTCCCATAAAGGAGCATCCTGGCAAACTGGAAGGTGGAACCGTTAAGAGAATCCATCTCAACGGAAAGTTCCTGGGAGAAAGAATCATTCGACATTGACCATGCCTCCACATTGACGGTTCCGCCTAACCACTTTTGTAGGTTGGCAGACGAAATATCAACCAGGGTAAATTTTAAGGGCAGGCCCCCTTCGGTCACCACCACCAAAAACGGGAACTTGCCGCCGTTTTCGGCATAATGTTTTGCCAGGGTAGCATCTTCACCGACCAGGCTGACGGTATCTTTATATACCTTACCGACAGCAGTCAGGGCAGCCCCCATTGTTCCGTTGGCGCCAATGGCACCTGCGCGGATTGCTTTGCATCCAAAGCCATACGTTGCAGTCATATCAGTGTTTTTTAAGTTTCAGAATCAGTGATTTAATTTTTACAGCCAGAGAGGTTACAGCCTTTTTGATCTTTGCATACCTGGCCTTTAAGAGCGTAAGGTTGATTGTGATCACTTTGTCCTTTACGATAACATAGAGAACATACACGACAACCAGGACGATCAGTGTTTTCATTTCAGTATTGTTTTAATAAATGTCCAAACCGGTTTAGCATATTTCAGGGCAACGATCACTACAATGATAATCGTACCGTACTTCAGCGCAGCATGCAGGTCGCGGATGGTTTTTTGAAAAGTTGTTTCCTTTTCCCTGTATACAGCCGCTTCCTTTTCATAGCGTTCAACGGTCCGTTCAAGAACCTGTACCTTTGCCTCGTACTCGTCGCAGATAGCGGAAGCCTCAATATTTCCCTGTTCGGTAACCTGAATTTTAAGGGAAGATCGATCTCCTTTTACCTTTACAGACGCTGGAACCGGGCGGTTGTTCTCAACGATCAGCGGGAAGCTGGCCTTAACCGAATCGCCGGGAACATGAACAACCTGTTCGACGTAATGCTCTGTTATCCGGACACTGTCAACCTTTTCGGATTGCACCAGCTCCTGTTTTGCCTTGCAGGAAAACAACAGGAAAAGTAATATGACCAGGTTACGCACGCGCATTGTGGATCTCCTTTTTGATTTGCTCGACCGGTTCCTCGATATTGTCAGGCGAGATCTTTTCAAGAAGCTTCAGGATCTTGGTATTGGTCATATTCAGTTTATCAACCGTCCGTTTCAGATCCTGTACCTGTTTGGTTACATCCGCGTACTTATCGCGTGATTCCTGGAGTTCTGTTTTCAGGGTTTCGGCCATCTCACGCCAGATCTTAATTGCTTTTTCGACATTGTCAAGTTCGGCAGAATCGGCAGACGCCTCTGCTGTCTGGGCCTCCGCGTTGGCTTTTTTCCGCTGTGCACGCATGGTAAAAAAGGTAATTGCTCCGCCTCCTAATGCACCCCCAGAAAGAAGTACAATGATCTGGCTGATTATTTCAAACGTACTATAAGACATAACCTGCAGGAATAAAGGTTTTCAATTTAGCCCTGATCTCTCCAACCGTTAGCTGCTTATCCTTATTCAGGTCATAAAGCGGATTCCAGCATGCGACCGACGAAGCGGTCAATCCAACCGCCTGTAATACCCAGCTGTCCGGTTTGCCGATCGCTTTCGGGAAGAAAACAGCCAGGTAGGTATCGGTCAGGCTGTTCATTTTACCGGCGTATGGAGACAGGTACCTGAATACATAATCAAGCTGCTGGACGTTGCTCATCAGTTTAAGAGCCATTGCCGTTGTGCCCAGGCTCCGGATCGTTGACGGCATAAACTGGATTAGTCCGACCGCTCCGAGTGGATTTGTGACCCGATGATCGATACGACCGTATTTGGAAGCTGCCGTTTCGATATAGAAAACGACCATGAGCCATGCCGGGTTAATCCTTAAGCGGTGCGCTATTTCCTTGACCTTATCTTCAAAAGCAATACGGTTCTCAGGAATCAAGTCGATATATGGTAGCAGGGTCATGGTCGTTTATATTTTGGTTACGCGGCAGCGTCCTGGACAATGGCGAGCAGACCTTCCACGCCGTTGCGCATCGGGCGTCCTCCGGCACGAACCAGGAAGGAATAAATATCAGCGTAGTACAGCGGGTTGCTTTCGTCATCAAACATGACGGTTTCGCCAAGTGCGCGGCAAACACTGTTTTCATGCCAGGCAAGAGCTGCGGCGTGGTCAGTGGCGGCTCCGGCTACACTCCAAAGCTTGGGAGCCAGGGCAGCGGTGTACCGGCCTGCTTTACTCCGCATCATGATGTTAAATGTGTATAATTGCCCGACAACACCTTTTGCCAGGTCTGCATGTTTATAGAAAGCTTCGGCATCCTTATCGGTCATGCTGTCCAATAGTTGGCTCTGCATATCGGCATCGATCAGCATATAACGTCCTTCCTGCGGAATGTCCTGTTTGTTAAACTTCACCATAGCTGCTTTTACATCTGCCTTGGTAAATGCCTTCCGGTTCCCTGTTGCTGCATCAAGATGCGCCACAACGGCCGCTCCGGTAGTACGGATCACATAAGCGGCGGCAGGCGACCATTTGTAAATAAAGTCGTTGCTTACTTCCTCGATCAGCTTGGCCTTATCCTGTTTTAAAACCGATTCTCGTTTATTGTAACTCAGCTCTACAGTGTCGGCATGCGGAATCTTAATCGGATTGGTGGTGAATTCATCCAGGTTAAAAGTCAGATCAATATCCTCGCGGGCGGTTACCTCAGCCGGGAACTGGTTCCTGTTTTTAACCACACCGGAAGCAGCACCAGCATTGGGGATGTGCACTGTTTTCCCGTTGTTGACAAACTCATCGGCGTTGAATGCTTTACTCAGAAAAGAGTTATCGGCAAACAAACCCTCGACTATGCTATTCATCCAGATTTCTTTCTGAACAGCCATCCTTAATCCCCCGGCTTTCGTCAGCCCGGATGCAGCAATTCCCCCGCCAACAATCAGGAAGGGACTAATGCCTGATGCCGCGGCAATGGTAATGCCAACGACCAGGTTAAAAAGTAACGCGGTAATTACCGCCAAAAATCCTTTTTGTTTCATCGTATTCTGTTTTATAGGTTTTACTTCCTGGGTTTGCAGCCAAAGCGGGCCTCAAACTTCTGATCGTAGATGTCCGGATACTTATCCTTTAAAAGGACCAGTTTCCCGGCTTTGTCCAGTTCGTCCCAGCTTTGCTTTTGTAAGTCGGCCAGTTCTACGGTATCCTGTTCATTCCCCTGCCTGATCTGTGCAGTTACAGACCTGCGCACGGGGATCGAGTCCAGAACAGCTTTGGCATTGTCAAAATCATCATCAAACAGCTTGATGAAATGATCTTTTCCTTTGGCGTCGATCCGGCCTTCTTTCACAGCCGCATCGATCAGGATAACGGCTTCGGCTTTCAGGCGGTCCTTTGCGGACTTGTTCAGCTCATCGATGCGACCGGTTAAAGTCGCATTATCTGTTTTCAGGCGGTCGCGATCGCTGATAATCGCCCGCACCGCGGCGGCCCGTTCGGCAGGTGTAGCCGTGTCCGCCAGATTAAGGATCTGGTTTAACTCATCCATGTTTTTAGTTTTAGGATTATCAATTTTTACAGTGTCCATGAGTTTGATGATCGCGGAAGGATCGTTCAGGTCGATCTGCTTGCCGGTTTGCCGGTCATAGAATACCAGGGCATTATGATTGGACCCGATCGTAACGATCGAAGCTTCCCGGACGGTCCATTTGGTGACAGTTGGAAGATTTTGCCCCGGTAACTTTAAGGCAGGATCGTCAGAAACCTCTTCCGGCGGCCATGCTCCAATCGATGCCATCCTGATGAAATCACGTTCAACCTGGGAAGCTATTTCTGCCCCGCCGTTTTCCCTCTTATCTTCCAGATCAAAAACAGGATCTGCAAGGATCTGCGTTCCCTCTATCCTTATATTCTCCCATCGCCCAATCGGACGGGAAAAATCATTATGGACAAAGAGCATCACGGGATTGCGTTTAAACTCTTCCAGGTTGGCACCCGATGTCAACATACGGAAACCTCTTGTGTTGACAGTCTCATCGTGAAGTATGAAAGGCTTTGGCATTGGCAAACTTTTGGTTCAAAATTCAAGTCGGAACAAATTTGAATTGAAGATTTTCCCAAAACAAGAAAAGTTATCAATATGATAATAAATGTTATCAATTTGAGAACTTTTTTAGGACTCCTTTAGCCAGAACCATATTTTTCCCGGAAAAACCCGGGATATGGCAATGACAAAAAAAGAAGCAAACCAAAAACGGGAACTGGCTAAAATGCTTTTCCTGCATGAAGCCGTTACGCAGAAAGAAATAGCCGAGCGCGTTGGCGTTTCGGAGGTAACTGTCAGCAAATGGGCAAAAGCCGACAACTGGGACAGCCTGAAGGTATCTGTCACAATCACCAAGGATGAGCAGTTGAAATCCCTGTACCGGCAACTCGCTGCAATTAATAATGAGATTGCCGGGCGGGACGGACAGAAGTATGCTACACCAGCCGAGGCCGATGCCATTTCAAAACTGGCCAATGCGATCGGCAAAATGGAAAGTGACGTCGGTGTAAGCGACATCATTTCAGTTGCAAAAAAGTTCCTCACCTGGATACGCACGTTTGACCTGAAAAAGGCGCAGGAATTAACCCCTTTGTTTGACTCATTTATTAAAGACAACCTGCGGTGATGACCAGCAAACGACTGAAACCAGACGAGCGTTTTGCGCTCAGTGACTGGGAAAGCTTCCGCAAAGGACTGATTGAGTCTACCATCGTGGATGATACCGAGAGCCACGCCGACCAGTTAAAACGGATTGCCCGCCTGGAAGCGAACCCGGAGGAGTGGTTTGCCTATTATTTCCCGAATTACTACAAAAGTGAACCGGCCCCGTTCCATAAAAAGGCAACCAGGCGCATCCTGGCAAACAAACGATGGTATGAGGTAAGGGCATGGAGCCGGGAACTGGCCAAGTCAACCCGTACGATGATGGAGGTCATGTTCCTGTCATTAACCGGGGAGGTAAAAAACATCCTGTTGATCTCCAATTCGAGCGACAATGCTGAACGGTTGCTGATGCCTTACATGCTTAACCTGGAATCAAACAAACGGATCATCAACGATTATGGTCTGCAGCAAAAACCGGGAAGCTGGGAAATCGGCGAGTTTACCACGATGGGCGGCGTATCCTTCAGGGCACTGGGTGCCGGGCAGTCTCCGCGTGGAACACGTAACGAAGCCATCCGCCCGGACGTGATCCTGCTGGACGATATCGATACTGATGAAGAAACCCGTAACCCCGACCGCATCAATAAAAAATGGGAGTGGATCGAACAGGCACTCATCCCGACCATTTCCATCAGCGGCAACTACCGGATCATATTCTGCGGCAACATCATTGCCCGCGACTGTTGCATTACCCGTGCCATCGCGAAAGCCGATCATGTGGATATCGTAAACATCCGGGACAAAGACGGCAAGTCGAGCTGGACGCAAAAAAACAGCGAGGCCGATATCGATAAGATCCTGTCGCTGATCAGCACCGCCTCTGCTCAAAAGGAATATTTTAATAACCCGGTATCGTCAGGCGATGTATTTAAGGAAATAAACTGGGGGAAGGTTCCGCCGCTTAAATCATTCCGTTTCCTGGTCGCTTACGGCGATCCGGCCCCATCCAACAGCAAAAACGGGAAAGGCTCCTATAAATCCATTTTCCTGGTTGGGTTCCGCGAGGGTAAATACTATGTCATTACCGGTTACCTGGATCACGAAACCAATGCGCAGTACGTGAACTGGTATTATTACCTGAAGGACTATGTTTCCGACCGCACGCAAGTTTACAACTACATCGAGAACAATAAACTGCAGGACCCTTTTTACCAACAGGTATTTATCCCCCTGTTTGCGGCTGCCGCAAAAGAGAAAGGAACGATGATCGGCATTATCCCGGATGAACGCGATAAACCGGACAAGTTCTCCCGGATCGAGGGGAACCTGGAACCCATCAACCGGCTTGGATGCCTGGTCCTGAATGAGGATGAAAAAGGCAATCCCCACATGCAGCGCCTCGAAGAGCAATTCCTGCTGGTCAATCCAAAGCTGTCGGCACCGGCTGACGGCCCGGACTGTATCGAAGGGGCAAAGTTTATTATTGATCAAAAAATGATCGCCCTGCAGCCCGACTCCTGGAAGGCCGGGCAAAGACAATATAACGCTAAAAAACGATATTGAAATGAAACAACTTTTTTTAAAACTCTATGTCCGCTTTAAGGGCAGCCCTTATTTTCGGAACCGCGCGATCCGCAAAGCAAAAAAGCTTCACCTTGGATCAGGTGACAGTCCCAAAAACAGGAAACGCTACCGGGTTTTCTTTTTGAAAAACCGCTACGAGGTGATGACCAGGGAAGATATACAACGCAGGAAACATCAAAAAGAATGGGGCTGGCATGTAAACAGCACCTCGATGGATCGCTTCTGTTTTTTCGATACGGACAATATTTCATCAACCGCAAATTATTAAGCCATGTACCTGACCAAACAAGAACTCGGAACGCACCTGTACCAGGAAAACATCGGGGTGATCACGCGCGGTGATGATACGATGATCACTGCCGCCATTGACGCCGCCATTTCGGAGGCGCGTGGGTATCTGGGGGCATTCGACAAAGAGACGATCTTTTCAGCCCAGGGAGATGCCCGCAATGCACTCCTGTTAACCTTCGTGAAAGACATTGCCGCCTGGCACCTGATCAACCTGTGTAATGCCGGGACGGAGTTTAAAGTCCGGCAGGATCGTTACGACCGGGCTGTAAATTGGCTCAAGGAAGTCCAGAAAGGGAATGTCTCCCCGGATCTTCCCGCCGCTGAAGATGAAACCGGTGAGATAACCGGCAATGTGATCAAATTCGGAAGTAACCCGCAACGTTCACAACATTTTTAAGATATGGCAACTGAAACAAAAAAACGGGCATACCGCCCGCTAATGACCGAAATTGTAATTAAACCGCCGCAGCGCAAAACAAGCGATGTGGGACAATGGCGCACGGCCCTGAAGTCTGCCGATATGGGCCGCATGAAAATGCTTTACGACCTGTACGAAGACCTGCTCATCGACGGAGTTTTGGCCGACGCGGTCGATAAACGGATCAGCGCGGTCACCAACTCAGAGCTGATCTTCCAGGACGTAGACGGGCAGGAAGTACCGGAGATCAACGATCTGATCGATTCACCCGCATTCGAAGAACTGCTTACAACAATCATGCATACCCGGTTCTGGGGCCGGTCTGCAGGAGAGTTTGATTTCTCTGCCGGGTTCGCCTTTGTGCCAATCCCGCATAAGCACATTAAACTCGAAACGCATTCGATTTTAATTAATGAAACTGACGATACCGGCATCGATTATACGGGTGATGATCATATATTGGTCATAGGTAAACCGCGTCAGTTCGGTTTATTTCTGAAAACAGCTCCCATGGCTATATGGAAACGGGGTGGATTTGGCGACTATGCCCAGTGGCTTGAACTGTTCGGCATGCCCCAGCGGATCGGGAAATATTCCAGTTACGACCCGGAAAGCCGGAAGATACTGGAACAGGCAATGGAAAAAGCCGGGTCAGCTCCCTGGGTAGTGGTGCCTAAAGAAACCGATATCGAGACGGTGAATAACACCGGTACAGGCAGTTCATCAAGCGCCCATAACGATTTCCGCAAAGCCTGCAACGAGGAGATCCTGATCACGATCCTGGGGCAGACTATGACCACTCTTGACGGTTCCAGCCGGTCACAGTCCGAAACCCATAAGGAAGTCGAGGAAGGCAAGAATCGTTCTGATCTTCGCTTTACACGCCGGGTACTTAACTCCTATGTCGTGCCGCTGCTCGAAAAAAGAGGGTTCCCGGTTTCCAAAGGAAAGTTTGTTTTTCCTACAGATCCGGAGCCGATCACCGTTTCCGACCTGGTCGAATTAAGTGATATCCTCGACATCCCAGCCAGCTACTTGCACAATAAATACAGCATCCCGGTGCCAAAAGATGGCGAGAGAATCGCCAGGCGCGGGGCATCAAAGCCCAAGCCGGAAGATGATCCGGAAGGCACCCCGGAAGGGGGTAAGGATGACGATCCGGAAAGCGATGACAATATCAGAAACGCTGACCGACGCAACTTCCTGATACGCCTGTACGATTTTTTCGCAGGGGCCCCGGTGCAGGCCGGGGCGTTAAATGGCAATCTCCTCACGCTGCAAGATGACAACCTGCACGACCGTCTGATTAAACGCATCGTCTCCGGAGATACCGGCTTTGATCCGGAATTGTTTGAATGGATCAGCCAGGATCTGATCCGGGCATTGGACAGCAAACCTACTAATCTGGCCGACCTGGGTTTTACCTATAACTACCAGAATGATGCTTTCCGCACAGCCCAAGAATTAAATTTATTCCATTTCAGCGCGGCAAAGGACATTGCCGAGATACAGCGCTTGAACGAGCTGTACCGGCAAAGCAAAAGCTTCGAAGATTTTTACAAGGCAGCCGCTAAAGAACTGGACGTATTTAATAAAGACTGGCAACGAACCGAATGGCAAACTGCGACCCTGATATCGGCCAGCACCGATAACTATAACCGTCTCCTTAAAAAGGTAAAACTATTCCCGTACTGGGAGTATAAAACAGTTGGTGATAACAAGGTCCGGCCCGAACACCGCAAGCTGGACGGGGTCATCCTTCCGGCAAACGATCCGCGTTGGAACAAAATCTGGCCGCCTAACGGCTGGAAGTGCCGCTGCTATATAGTAACACGGATGGCCCACGAGGTAAAAGATATTAACTTCGACGAAATGAGGGCACGGGTAGATGCTTACCTCAAAACGCCGGAATGGAAACAAAACGAGGCCCAGGGCTTTGGTGTAAACCGGGCTGTCACCCCGGAGGTGTTTACCGAGGACCAGATGTACATTAATAAGTTCCCTGACCAGGCTTCCAGGCTGCTCAAAGATGTCAACTACCACACCTACGGGCTGAAATCATACGAACAAATGAGGGCATCGGCAACCGGCAAGCTTCCGGTTTATGAAGGGCCGGCAAAAGACTTTATCGACGGGCTGAAAAAAGAGGACGGTAAAAGCTTCTTTACCGACTACCTGGACCGGTCAATTGAGTTCAACGAGGAAGTATTTCTGAAAGGTCATTCAGCGGCAAAATACGCCTCCCGCACGGGGTATTTAAAAGCCGTTTCGGAAGCGTTGAAAACGCCCGACGAAGTGTGGATCAATTCCGGGGAAACCCGTAAAACTTTCGACCAGTTTGTCTTTTTAAAGTATTACCAGGATCAGGTGCTGGCCGTGATTGGGGCCATTGATGAAGGAACTGTTTACCGGGTAAAGACCTGGTTCCCTGTTTCCGAAACCGCCAAAAGCGGGATCAGGGCAAAACGACTGGCGCATAAGTATAAATACAGGTGGGGATTGCTCATTAAAAAACCCGGCGTTTGACCGGGTTCTTTCGGGGCCTGGTAACGGTACGCTGCTTTCAGCCGTCGTTGTCCCTCCGCCCCTGGTTATTGGCAACTCCTTACGCCGCACCGTCAACTTGTACAAATGTAAACATTTTTTAATTATGACCATCAATGATTTAGCCGAATACCTGGACATGATACCCGATGACGTATTTGATGCAGTACCCGATATCGTGGCCGAAACAGCTACGGAATATTTCAAAGAAAGCTTCACGTTGAAGGAATTTGACAAAAACCCGTGGGAACCGGCAAAAAGGAAAAAAACAACAGGCTCGCTGATGATCGAAAGCGGCAACCTGGTAAACAGCATCCGCCCTGCCGTAATCTCACGCGAGCGGGTGGTAATCTCGGCCGGTAACGACAAGGTTGAATATGCCAAGGCGCATAACGAAGGTTATTCCGGACCGGTAGTTATTCCGGCTCATTCCCGGAAAACAAATCCAAGAAGCGTTGAAGTTCCTGAATATACAAGGAAAAACGGTTCTACGGTTAAAGCACATACCTGGCAATTGCCGGGGGGTGAACAGCAAGTAAAAGAACATACGATAAACCAGAACATTCCCAAACGCGAGTTTATGGGAAATTCGGATGAATTGTTCGACATGATCAAAGAGCGCATCGACGCATATTTACAAAGCATACTTTAATTTTTACAGACATGAACAAACAAATCTTTTTGGACATTTCCGACCGGCTTGAAGTAAAGGTACCGGAACTGCGCTGGATAGACTGGGACAGCGGCGAACTGGATCTGATTACCGAACGCCCGCAGTTGGCTTTCCCGGCCTGCATGATCGACATTGTTTATCCCAAATGCGAAGATGAAACAAACCGGGATCAATTAGTAACCGCCAATGTGATCCTGCGGGTTGCATTTCAGCCCCAGGGAGCCACGAGCAACAATTCCCCTGTACGTGAGGCTGCGATGGCTGCTTTTGATGTCCTGGACAAAATCCATGATGCCTTACAGGGCTGGCACAATGAAGGATCATTTTCAACCCTGTCGAGAGCATCAGCCAGCCGGGAGCGGCGGCGTGACGGGATTAAAGTCTACAGAATGCAGTATCAAACAACTTTTATCGACGCCATTGACGAATAAAAAAGCCCGGACTAACCGGGCTCTTTAGTGTAAAATTATTTAGAATAAATTCAAATCAATCAATGGCCGTCAGGTGGAGACCAAATTTTCTTTAATTCTTCTAGCCTTCTCATTCTCACCTCAGACAAAACATCATCGATGCTTCTTTTATTTTCCTCTTTTTCAGCCTCTATCTCGTTAATTTTGTTTTGATAATATTCAATCTTATTCGTCCATTGTCTACGTCTTATATTTATCATCAAAACTCCTAAAATTATTAGACCAATAGATGGAAGTGTCTCATAATTAAAAATCTCTGAATCGTTGTCACTCGTGGCTGTTGCTACAACTGAAACAAATAAAAGGAAACATCCCAATAATATTAGGGCTGACCAAATACCTGTCGATAATCGACCAAGCCTGCTTTCGTAAATTCTAATTTTCAGTTCCTCTTGGCTTGTTTTACTATCATTATCAATATTGGAATGATAAGAATCACTGCTTCGATTTTTGCCCTCACTTGAAATTTTTGTTCTGCTATAAAATCCAGATCCAGGTATGCCAGCATTAAGATATGTTCCCCTTTTCCCAAACGAGACACCAATGCCCCTTGTTCCTATACGTGTTGACATTCCGCTTTTACTAAACGTAAAACGGAAAGGGCCGACTGATTTTACTTTTCTAAAAAGGATACCCATAGTCTTTAAGTTTAGCGCAGGCTGAACTGCCTGCGCTATCAAAATTACTAATTTTTTAATTGAATTTGAATAACTTGTGAAGGATCTGGCATCATATTCTCCAAAAGAGAGGCGGCATAATAGATCGTTTCTTTATCTATAAGCTGTTCGTCGGTAGTGGCCATAAGCCTGGATATGCATCTCAGCATGCAAAAGTAATCTTCCTGATCGCCATTAAAGGTAATGGTAAACTGCCTGCGGTCTGGGTAAAACTGAATCATAACAGGCCCCCTTTCCGCATTTTGGAGTAAAGGTTCATTCGCAGGTCGTGATCATCGATCATCATTAGCTGTTCAATGGTTTCCGTGTCAATTTTAGCATCGCGGGAAAGAATGTTCCGGCACCCGATCAGGATAGCCTTTTGCTTTTCTTCGCTGACCAGCCAGGGCCGTTTTTTGATCAGGCTGAATGCGCTACCGTCTATTCCAAGCCTGTTCGCCAATTGATTAGCGCTGCCACACGCCATAATGGCGCTTTCAATAACGTTCCACAACTCTTTGAATTCGGGATATTTCACATACCTCTTTTCAAGTATCATGGATTTTTCCTGGAATAGGGATAGCTGTTTTTGCTTTGATTCAAGCTTATTAATCACAAGATCCTCTGCCCAATCCCGGAACAATCTGGCGCGATCGCTTTTAATAAAAAACCCCAAACGGACAATACCCCGTTTTGTCCAAAACGTGCCCCGTGATGAGCCAGAAGAGGCAACGTGCAAAATTTGCACGTTGCTGATAAAATGCTTTCCTTCAATAAACTCATCATTGTAATGCCGTTTCTGACTTCTGATAGTGTCCGGATGTACACCATATCCGTGTGCAACTTCTTTGGTGGACATTAAAAACTCGTGGTTCGAATCAGGTAGGACTGTTACGGTCAAACCTTCCGTAACCTGCAAACTCATGGCTTGCTTTTCATTCTTTTCGTCAGTCATGTTGAAAGAATTAAAGGTTATTAAATAAAAATACCACCGGAGGTGACTGACACTTATAAGCGGGGCTCACAAGTCGCCGCACCTCACGATACGGCCCTCCGATGGCTTATCTTGCCTTGATGTAAAATTTGCGGGACTTTTGCCCCTGAGTTATAAGTATCAGTCAGGAACAAAGGTACGAAAAAGATTTTCAGAAATCCAAATGTTAATTTCTCAGTGCCGCATTATACCGTAATCGGTGTTCTTTCATTAGCGCTTCCTGTTCATATTCTCTCATTAGCTTGCCCCTATCCCTTTGTGCAAACCGTTCTGCTAGTCTTATTATATTTATCGACAATGCTTTATCCTGACTTCTATATCCGTTTAGTACTGCCGTAACGTGAGATCTTGAACATCCGCATATTTTTGCTATCTCCGTTTGTCGGCCCCATGTAAGGTTACAGGTCAGGTCCGTCCGTCGTTGCCTTGGCTGTTGTTGTCTTTTCATTTTCACTTTGTTTTTTGATTAATCCAAGTTCTTTTAACGCATCCATCAAACTAATAGATGTTTGATGCTCAATTGCCGCCACACCATTTTTGCAATAAGGGCATTTTTCAACCCTAAATTTACTTTCAACCTTCCCGGTTCCCCCGCAATAACTGCACATCTTATGTGTATATGTAACCTTTGTAACCAGGTAGTCGGCTTTATTCGCAATATCAGCCATTCTATTCAATTGTGAGACTGTATTTATCCCGGGAAATCTTCCACGTTCCTATCATTGAATTATAAACTTCCATCCATCCTGGAAAACCTCCCAGATTTCTGTCATCAATGTAAATATCTGCAAAGATCTTACGCGCATTCCATTTATACTTTTTCGTTGCATCCGGATGATTATCATTAACCCGGTTAAACCTTATTCCTTTATCCAATAGCCAGTTTACGGCCTCATTTAACAGGTTTCCCTCCCGGCATGTATTGATAATGATATAATGTCCGGCATCATGTAATTTATTGATAGTTTCAGCCGCATATGGCTGAATACATCCTATCCCAGGATAAGCATCGAAACAGATCGTTCCGTCAAAGTCAATTGCAATGATCATTTTTTTATATTTGGGTTATAAAATCTTCACCGCTAGCCAGAATACCATCATATATTTTGTACATCAACTCCGGTTCTTGCCGATCAAATTGACATACATAAACCCGCTTCCCGGCCCCCTTCATCCATCCGGCTTCCGTATGCGCAGATCTTCCTGCTGGAAGAACTAAAACACACATATCAGCCCATTTCATGGCATCAAAGTCAGATTTAAACCCAGCCTGAGCCACTGGATGATTAATAGCCTCCTTATATTCAGCAATACTCCAATTTTGCCAATTCGGATCAATTTTAGACCAAAGGAAACCTGTTCCAGATGGAGGATTTCTAAAGTCATATACCTCATGCCCTAATTGACGAAGAAATTCAACAACATCAGGTTGATAAGGATTTCTCCAACTACTTGCTACATATATTTTTGACATTTCAAAATAGTTTAGGTTGTTCCCTTACCTGCTTTACATGTTTCTGCAGCTCTGCATCTACATCCCGCTCCGCGACCTTGCAAGACTGCAAGGTCAGCGGATCACGGTATTTAAAGTACTTTTTCTGCAGGTCGCGCATCTTGATTACTTTCTCGATAAAAGTCATAGCATCGGATCGTTTTGAATTAGACAATCCTCCTCATCGTCCCGATGGGCGTTTCCCTTTTCATCTTCATTCTTTTTCTTTTTTGAAAACATGCCGAGATTGAAATAAGGAAGATCATTTGAATAATCATCGGTATAGTACGGAAAAACGTAGTCGGTATCCTGCAGATCTTCCTTGTCACTCAACCAAACCAGCAGGATAAACGATATGGCGCCGAGCCCAAACGCAAAAACAACCAGCACAATTACAAGTATTATAATCTCTGCTATCATGACTTTAAATTTTTAGGTATATAATACTCAGCAAAATGCTTCCCGTTCCTTGTAACAAGCCGGGAGCATACAGGCTCACCGTCATGCCTCAATTCATGAATCCTAGCCCCAAGGCGCAGACATCCAAAGCGAGCTATAGCTCCAAGCTGTGTCAGTTTTCTACCTGATTTCAGGTATTTCCTGATTTGTTCCGTTTGTGAAATTGTTTGCATCTTTGTCTAAATTTTAAGTTTATACTTAATTCCGCCCCCGCTTATCGTACCGTGATGGCGGGGGCTTTTCTTGTAACCTGGGCGGGATTCGAACCCGCAATCGATCCATCAGGATCTAACCATTTTACCAGGCATAACCAAGCTAATTGAACAACAGAAGATCTTCCCAGAGATCCTTAAACTGACCAGCCGCGTACCGTGCCAGCTTTTCCGTTTTAAAGCCAAGACGGGAGCCGAGGTACGCATCCGCATACGTGGCCGTGTAGTGCGTGCCCGCGTACGCGAGACCCGCAAACGAACGGTCGGTGGAAACATACCACCAGGGGAACCATTTGTACTCGTTCTTATTAGACCAGTCAGGAGACCAGCCTTCATTAAGTGCCATCGTAATTACCGACAGTTTATAAAAGGCAATAACCCCCTTTTTCTGAACAGGATGTAACCCGTCAACGCCGGGCAATTTAGGTTCAATACCAAGATGGCTGCATGCATCTTCAAATGACTTGATCTTTTCTGTAATGTCTGCTTTTTTCATGTTGTTAAGTATTAAAGTGATGAGAAATTCAGGTTAATGGCGTCGTATCCGCCCTGACTGTTCCGGACTGATATCCGGTAGTAACGCCTAGATGAAGGTTTGCGCATCCCTTTCTCGATTGCATCGATAGCCTTGTGGAACTGGGGGTATTTGTTAGGGTCAATACGCTGGCGGTACTTGACCAGGGTCATTACCTTCTTCGTGTCCAGTTTGCCTTTAACGGTCGAAAAGGCATCCAGGATCAGCTCCCTGATCATTTCATCCACACCACCTGTAGTATTGTCCAGGAAGATGTCAAAATGCTGTTTGGCGACTGCGATCATGGCATCATCAAACTCAATACGGTCACTCACGTCAACCTCCGCCTTAATCGTACGATCAAAGTTGTAAAAGCAGAAATTACCCTTCCTGTCTGTCGTGTCAACGCCATTCTCTGCCATCACGGCATCATAGACCTCATCCGACGTATTGGCAAATTCATCTTTGAATTTAGCCAGTTCCTGGCTCAGCTTTTGAGCCCTTTTAAGAAGTCGTTCGATTACCTGTTCGCGCAGCTTCTCACTTTTAGTGACCCGGCTGGCCGGGATGGTAATCCCGTTTTCATCTTTCCAAATTTTTGTTGTCATTTTGTTAAATTTTTGATTTCATTTTCTATCATTCGTTTCGATTCAAGTGACACCGGGGCCAGAAACCGCCGCATGCGCTTTTCTGCGATGCGTTCAAACAGTTTTCTTGCTTCAACCTGCTTTTTATCATTAATGACAAAAAGCCTCATTTTAGTCACATATTCGCTTTTGTTGTGGTATGCCGGAACCCATTCGCCGACCTCCTTTTTACTGCATTCAAATCCGTTACTGTTGAAAAAGGATTTGATATCGTCATCACTAAAGAATATCTGTAGCACCATCATGTTTCACCTGCTTTAATTCTGCCTTCGCGTTACGCGATAAATACCTGTTATAGGTTGAATAGCTTATAAAATACTGATCCCTGACAAGATGCTCGTATACCCATTGCTGGGAGGCCCCGCGCTTTTTCTCACGCAGGGTGATCTCCTGTATCTCAATGATTTTTTTAAGCATCAACGTGCGGGTCATATCTAGTTGCAATAAGTAAGGATCTCGATTTCTTCTGCAGTAATCTGATGTACAGATTGAAAGTCCTTCTGCTTTTTTACAAAAGCATGATAGAGGTTGATTAGCCTTTCCTTTGGTATTTCGTTGAAACGTTCGTACCCGGAAGCCCGGCAGGCTATCCCCTTGATCATCATTCCGTTCGATTCTTTATTGATCCCCCTGAGCCAGCCCCCGATCGCTGCCATTACCCGCTTACGCCAGGCATCCAGCTTTTCAAGATCAGGCTTTAGCATGCATTCCAGCTTTGAGCAGATCTCCTGCAGATCCTTGACTGAAAGATCCAGGCTGCTCTCCACATTATAAGCTTGCAGGATAGTGGCCTTTTCATGAGCTTCCATCCCTATTTGGGTGCAAAGCGTGTGATACCGCTTTACCAGCCATTTGTGTTGTTTATCCATCGTGGTAGTCATATGTCAGTATTTTAAGTCTGTCCAGTGAATGATCTTACCTTTGAAATCATGGTCGAACCAATTAAAAAACTCGTCTATCGATTCAAACCCGTCGTTATTTACAAGTTGAACGAATTCAGGCGTAATAGATACTGTGTGCGTATCCATCTCAAACAGACAATGATTGCCAACCGAAACAAAACTGTAATCTTTCCTGTTGATGATCTCAACAACCTGCGTGGAAATACAGTCAATGATCGGAGCAAACTGGAACTGGTTCTTAGTCCGGTTGAAAACAACCATGTGGATTTTTGAACCGGTATGCCAGCGGTCCTTTTTATCTTCCCGCATCGTATGCAGCTTTGGGGCTATTCCCTCCAATTCAAGATCAGACGACGGGAAAAAAGGACGTACAGGATGATCTGTCCCCTCTGAATCGCGGATATATGCCAAACGGAGGTTGATCCTTTCGAGGATCTCGTCAGCGTCATCGATGTTGATTAACCCGGCCCAGATCTTCCTGATAAAATTGGTATCTGAGCCATCTTTAAAATGTGTTGAAAACGGAAGTATCATAACTTATGATTTAGATAGTTTCCTCACCCCAGTACATTTCACTGAGATCATCGTTAATCGTAATTTCGCCACCCTGGGGCGCGAACCGGGAGACCACAAAGGCCTTAAGGCCCTGAATGTGCACATATACCTTAGCCAGCTTCTTTGCCATGCGTGCTGGGGCCGGGTAAGGTTCCCGGCGTTCCTCATGAGCTACGCAAACAAACAATACATCCGGGTGTCGTTCGCTTAACAGGCGAAGTCCCAGGCCCTTTAGTTCGTCTTGGTAAACGACTAGGTTATCCAGAAATACAATCTTAGGCTGTTTACCCTTCGAGAGCATTTCGTCGAGTTCCGGAACAGGGATATACTCATTTATGATAATGCGGTCATCTGGTGTAATACCAGCCCTTTTACAGGCATCCTGGAAGCTTTTGTCAGTACCTTCCTCTGCGCTGATATACCGGACCCTTTCAGAAACGGCCAAGTCTCTGGCAAGCTGTAAGGTAAACCAGGTCTTTCCGTTTTTTTCCGGGCCATAGATCAGCCAAATACCCTTCCTCTCTGCCTGGCCAATGGCACGCTCAAAGATTGGGTTCTGGAAACTGACCGTTTTACCGACCCGCTTATCGTACAGGTTCCTGGTAGTTAAAGATCTCATGATGCAGCCTCCTCGATCCGGATTACCTTGTACTTTATTCCGCCCCTGCCCAGCCTGGGGTGAATATATTCCAGACACTTACCTGCCTTAAGGGTTTCAAGGCAAACAATGCAACCAACCCACAACCAACCCTGAAATGGTCCACACACGACTACCTCTCCCACATAATCAATATCCCAGTATAAAAAGTCCTGTCCTTTATCTTCAAAACAGATCCGTTTCATATTACATACCCTCCATTATTAAAAGTGACTCTGCACGACGTAAGCCGCCGATATTACCGTCCTGATCGGCAACCAAACATTTCTTCACGATTTGCGGCAGGACTGACTGATCCGGCATGTTAACTGAAAGCACATCAGAAATGAGCCGCTTATAGAAACTCAACCGATCCTGCCGGTCGGTAGGAACAATTGACAAATACTTCCCGGAGAATCTGCTGAAAATCTCACGGTACCCAACCTTGCGGTTTTTCATTCCGTCATCCATCTTTTTGCGAACGCCGTCAGCGCCCATCAGGAACCACCCGCATATATTCTCAGTAGCATTCCAGAACTCTTTGATCTCAAGGAAGGCTGCATACTCCAAATCCCCGGGTTCGTCGATGATCACCATCGGGTGGTCGATCATCCGCAGGTAATACTTTATGTTCGCCTTAATATCAGCATGACGGCCGTAGCTGTCAATACCGATCGTTTTAGCCAGCGCGCAAACAAACTCCGTGCGGGTTTTGCATTGCGAAGCATCCACGTAGAAACAATTCCGGAGCGACCGGCTAAGGTATCTGCCTGTAAAAGATTTGCCGATCTCGGCCTCGTCAACAAAAATCATCGCCTTGGAATAATCTTTGCAAAACCGGATGCTTTCCTCGATCAGGTTGAAAACATCCGTACGTGCTACATTCCATTTACGTTCATTCAGGGTAACGTTCAGTTCGCGGCCAATATTCAGCCACTGGCTGTCCTTTAAGAGCTTTTCCCGTTCACCCTTTTTCAGACGGGAAAACACGGAGTCACTGATACCCCAACGTTTCGAAAACTGGGCTGCCGATCCCTCGTAATTAGCCCTGTCATTCAGTAGTGCCTCGACTACCTTATCCTTAAACTGTTCAGTAATTTGTAACATAAGTCTAATATTTAAATAGTTGTAGTTGTGCTGTTTTCTGTTTAAAATATTCGCATCCATCTTCAAAATACCCCGGGTCAATTTCGCATCCCCAATAATTTACTCCCATTTCATACGCCGCTACCCTGCTTGACTGACTCCCCATGTGTGTATCTAAAACTTTGTCTCCTTTCTTTGTATATTTATTGAAGATCCAACGATATAAAGGAATTGGCTTTTGCGTTGGATGTATTTTCTTCATCGCTTTTGATGGAGCAGTTGGATTGTATTCATATAGTCGAATACCGCTCATTTTATTTTTAGTTAAAGAAGGCGTAATCCAAGCCATTTCGCATTCTGAAAAACTGCATCCCTGACAGGCAATTGATTTGAACCAAATAGCCCAATTTTTGGATGGTGCCAAATGGTAATAATTTCCCCCCCCATATAATCTGAAATTTGGTAACGCGCATTAATTCATTGAAATAGTTCTGATCCGGAACGCATTTATCCCAATTATCAGACTTGCGATGTTGAAACCGCTTTTTAGTGTAATCAGATGATCCGGTCTCGCATCCAATACCATACGGCGGATCTACAATACCCCAATCAAAGAAGCCATCAGGAAACTGTTTCATGTATTCCATACAGTCACCCAACCAGACATCCGAAACAGGCTCAATTTTATCGTTTAACTCATTCATCAAAATCTATCTTTTAAGCTGGTTTTAAAAGTCGTTTCGACAGCATTTAAAAAGTCATCTTCATTGATGGCTGGCATTACTTCAACCGGATCAGTGCGTTCGGTAACCTTTCTGCGCATCCCATTGATCTGGAATTTATTGTTTAGGGTCTTAGGCCGGTTGTCAATTACCGTTATCTTATCGATACTCCGTTTCCGGCTGTTGACAAATCCGTCTACACTGGCAACGTATTTGCTCATTGCTTCAAGATTTGCCATATCTTCAGGGGTCTGTTCAATGCGGGCGCGGTTATAGGTCGGTTTGGCAACTGCCTCGCAGATATACCGGTCGGTTCCGTGCAGATATACATGGGCTTTCATGACACTCCCGTCGTTTCCATCCAGCCAGTAAACATCAATATCCTTTCCCTCGACCTGTTCCATCAGCCGGATCAGTTTTTCAGAATAGGCGATCCTGCCATCTTCACCGAGCAGGAAAAACTGATTTTGCAGGCGGATCTGCCCAACATTACATGATGTTTCCGTCTTATAACCAAGGTGAGGCAAAAAGGCCCGCCAGTTGGTCGGGTGAATGTTCTTGTTCTGATTTTCCAGCAAATACTCCCAGCGGGTTTTGCCTTTTGTCGTTGAGTGTTCCGTATTGTTCCATGTCTGAATATCTTCCAGACAATTATCAATGATTTTTTCGTAAGGAATAAGCGGCACCTGTTTTGGTCCTTCCTGATTGGCTTCACTTAGGGCAAACGGACGGGCGATCCATCCTTCACGCTTCTTTTCCAAACCGTAACGGAGGGGTTTGTAATACGCTTCAATACGCTTCCCGCGGGCTTTATTTGCTTCGATCCGGACGTACTGGAACATGGAGCCTTCCTGTAGGAAGGTGGAGGCAAACTGGCTGTTTAAGCTCATTTCACCTTCCAGCTCCGCGGGAAGATTGAATCCCCACTCAGCGTAATTACGCACAAGCTGCCGGTAAAATTCAAGGATAATGCCCTCCTTACTTGTTCCATAGACCCAGACGGTGATCGCTTCACTAGCCAGATCGATACCGTTATAGAACCAGACTCTTTTCCCTTTCGCATATTCAAAAGGAGGCTGGCGGTCATCAACAGATATGATACTTCCCGCATATTTAGGCTGTTCAAGAGTGTGAAATGGTTTGAATTTGCTCATGAGTACCTGGCGGTTTCCACTTCTGAGAGCATGGGTACCTGCCTTATTAACCCATTTTGCCAGGTATTTCGTAATGGTAGATTGTGAGATTTTTGGAAATTCTTTCGGGTCGTACTGTTCGCCGGTCTCGTTATTAATTACTTCAACATATCCCGTCAAAAAGCCTTCGTATTTGCGCGAGATATCTGTAGCTGTCGGTTTTTCGATCACATCGGCAAACATGTTATTAAGGAGTTCGCCCACATGATCGTCAAGCCTTTGAGCCGATTTATTGCACCAGTTCCCGTGGATCAGGACCGGGTAACCGCCTGTTTTGTATTCTCTCAGCTTACGCCGTAAAGCTGCCGGGTTGGTCGGCAGGGTATGGGCCTGTATATCCCTGAAGCGGTTGCATTCATTTGAAACAATACCCCAGATATCCTTAACCATTCCGCGCATGGCTTTTCGAAGTGCGTACCGGTCATTATAGACTTTTTCAACCGTATTGAGAACAGAAGCGTTGAGCGTATATTCCTCGATCGCAGCATCCGGAAGGACACTGCCATCCTGTAGTCGGTATGAAATGTAAAATTCCAAGGCTGCCGTATCCCTCCGGTAATGCTTCTCAAACCAGCTTTGCTTTACCTGTTTGACCGGCTCCCCAAACACTTCGATCAGCTTACGCTGCCATTCCGGGGGAAGGGTCAGCCACGACAACAGCATCGGGGTATTCGGGCCGTTGGCGCGAAGCCGGTGAATATATCCTTTTTCAATTCTGTTACGAAGCGCCCTATCGCTAATGACTTGAAGGCTTTCATTTGACGAATTCCGCCCATAGAATAGGAATCTTGCCTGTACGCCTAACTGATCGTTGAAATATTCATATACCATGAGAGTGAATAACTTTTTAGTCCCCGGTGCCGGTTTCGATCCGGCAGCATCGCGCCTTTTACCGGGTTAATTTGATTGTTCAGAACAACAGGAAAGCTTCGTACAGATCCTTGAACTGATCAGCCGCGTACTGTGCCAGTTTTTCCGTTTTAAAGCCAAGACGGGAGCCGAGGGCCGCATTCGCCCTCGCGGCCGTGCAGATCGTGTACGCGTTCGCGAGACCCGCATCCGAACGGTCGGTAGAAACACACCACCAGGGGAACCATTTGTACTCGTCCGTATTCGCCCAATCCGGAACCCAACCTTCATTAAGTGCCTCGGTGATTGTACATAGTTTGTAATAAGCGATCATCGAATCCCGGTGCTTTGTGGGGAACATCCTTAAATCAGGAAGCGAAGTTGACCTGCCAAGCACCTCACAGGCATTCTCAAACGATTTAACACGGTCGGTAATGTCGACTTTAAAAAAGTCTTCACCAAAAAACTCAGTCAACGCAGCTTTTTGCGTCTTGGTTGCCTTTTCAAACCGCTTGATCAGGTCAACGCGTGAAACAGTTTCGTCTTTCATGATAATGTGTATTTTTAAATGGATTGTTCAGAACAACAGGAAAGCTTCGTACAGATCCTTAAACTGATCAGCCGCGTACCGTGCCAGCTTCTCCGTTTTAAAGCCAAGACGGGAGCCGAGGAACGCAGCCGCAACCGTGGCCGCGTAGTACGTGTCCGCGTCCGCGAGACCCGCATCCGAACGGTCGGTAGAAACACACCACCAGGGGAACCATTTGTACTCGTCCGTATTCGCCCAATCCGGAACCCAACCTTCATTAAGTGCCTCGGTGATTGTACATAGTTTGTAATAAGCGATCATCGAATCCCGGTGCTTTGTGGGGAACATCCTTAAATCAGGAAGCGAAGTTGACCTGCCAAGCACCTCACAGGCATTCTCAAACGATTTAACACGGTCGGTAATGTCGACTTTAAAAAAGTCTTCACCAAAAAACTCAGTCAACGCAGCTTTTTGCGTCTTGGTTGCCTTTTCAAACCGCTTGATCAGGTCAACGCGTAAAATAGTTTCGTCTTTCATGATTCTTTTGTTTTATGATTATTGTATTCAGAGTAGAATAGCCAGGACAGGCTCAAACACATAAAGGCAGAAACAAAATGCCATTTGGCATTCATGAACATTGCCGACAGAAGACAAATAACTCCCAGACAAAGCCACACGATTGAAAATGATAGGTTTATTATTTTCATATGTTTGCGATTAAGATTCAGGATTGATCGTCGAAAGGAATTTTTTGGCAGTTTCCAATACTACCTGTTTCATGGTGCGGACCCCGCGAAACATGACCTCGATCGTGCGGGGTTTATACTTATCGCCCATCATATGAGCGATGATTTTGTACGATCCGATAGGTAATTTCCTCCTAATTTCTTCTACCTCTTTATTTTTCAT